ATGGAAGATGTTCCAGATCCGCTCCCCGCGTTGCATGCGCGCGGGCGGCGGGGCGGGCGCGAGCTTCGGCGGCCCGTTCTCGAACTGGGCCTTTTGCTTCTCGAAGAGGTCCGCTTGCACCAGGCGGCGCAGCTCCTCCTCCTTCTCGTGGAACTTCTCGAAGTACCAGTTGCGGTCCCAGACCACCTTGGCCACGAGCTCGCGCACGTGCGCGGGCACCGCGCGCCGCAGGTCCTCGAGCAGCTGGCGGTAGGCCGCGCCCGAGAGACGTTGCTTTTTCTTGGGCTCGCTCATCGCTCTTCGATGCGAAGTCCAAACGGCACGATGCCTGCGGCGATTTTTTTCTGGTGCGCCAAAACATCCGGATGGGCGACGGTCGTTTTTTCCAACTCGGTTTTTGCGAGCTGAACGATCTGGTCCCAGGTGTCGCGCGGTATTGAATTAAAATGGTAGGCGTACTGGGGGTATAGCAGGTTGCGCATCTGCTGGAGTCGCAACGGGCCATCGCCAACCGCCCCCCACTCCCGGATAAATTCCCACATTACGCACCCGCCCTGGAACCCGGTGATCTCGCGGGCGCCGATGGCGTTCGCTGCCGCCACCGCGGCGGCGGCGGTGGCATAAACGATGGTGTTGTAGTCGTGCTCGTGCTCCGAAAGCTTTTTCAGAAACTCCGGCAGTTTTTCGGTTGTCATGCTTTTGGCTTCAGCCATCCAAGTATTTCTTAATTCAATCATTTCTCTTTACCTGCAAGTCAACCGGTGGCACCGAGACCGACTTCAACACGGCCTCGTAAATCGCAAGCGAGGGGATCTCGCTGGCCTTCTCGACCCGGTGATCCATCGAGAGCATCATGCTGACCTCGGAGGACGTCCATCCGTTGTGGTCCGCGGCGTTCTTCAGCGCATGCAACTGGTCGGGCGAGGGCGCCCACTTGGGCTTAGGCGCGGGTTGCTGCTGCGGGGGCTTTTGCTCCTGCTGGCGGCGCGGCTCCTGCCTATCCCGGTGGTGACCGCTTGAGGAGTTGTTGCCGTCGTCGTCGTCCGCGGGGGCGATGCCCACCATGGCCATGAGCCCGTAGCGGCGCAGGTAAGTGATCGCGCTCCCGATGCCCTGGGGATCGTTCTTCATGGGGCGCGCGCTGATCTCGCCCTCGGTCCATTGGCCGGACGAGTGGACGATCCTGGTGCGAATGGTGACCTCTCCCTGGATCAGCGTCACCGGGCTTTGGATGTACGCCAGGCCGTTCTTTGCGAACGGCTCGCGGATCGCATCGATCACCGCGGAGAGGTCCGCGAAGCTCGACTTGAAGTGCGGGTTGTTCTGGTTGCGCTTGGCGTGATCCATCTCGCCTTGGGCCTTGGCAAGTGCCGTGGCCAGTTCCTTGAAGTCATCTGAGAAAATCATTTGGTCCCCTTTTTGGCTGCCGAAACGCGGATCGCATAGTTCTCCCGGAGTCGTGCGCCGGGGACTTGCTTGCCTGCTTCGAGATGCTCTTTGATTAGCTCAAGATCGGGCTCGAGCTTAGTGACTTTTCGCATGAAAAACGAAGGAAGTTCGTCCTCATTAAACAGATCTACTTTAGGGGAAATGTGGCTCATGCGGAATTGGACTTGATCGCCCTTGAGCGTGTCCACGCCGAGCGTCAGCATCGCGGCCTTGATGTTGTTTTTGAGGCGGGCGATCAGCTTCTTTGCGCCCTGGGCGATGTCGAGGATGGTCTCGGCGTGCTCCTTGTACTCGGCGCCGAGCGACTCCGCGCGCCGGATGATCGCGGCGTAGGAGTCGACCTTCTGTTCGCGGGCGATCGACACCTCGGAGAGCCGCTCCTCGAGCGGGGCCGGGAGCTCGCCGCCGCATTCGATCAGGGCGGATTCAATTTCGTGGAGTTCTTGTGCGATCAATAAGAGCCCCCGGGCCACGCCGGGCCGCGGCACCGGGGACAGATCTGCACCCTCGCCCACGCCCCCGCTGGGGCCCGGCCCAGGTGGTGACGACGAAATGGACGAGGTCGGAGCCGATCCTTGCGGATCAACTTGGTCCGCTTCATGCGAACCGTCAAGATGGGAAGTAGGGGGAACAGGTGACATGGTTAAAGCTCCTATAGGTCAGGGTTTCGTGCCCAGGCGCCATAGTTATCGAACCATTTTGGTTTGTCGATAGGCCAAAAAAAATAGACCCCCCTACCTGGACTTTCGCCAAGATAGGAGGGAGATTCCAACTGTTTGATTTTTGGAAATCTTCGCCACGAAAAAAGCTTCCCGGCATTTTTGGGCTGCAACGGCAACATCGCATATCACGCGCCACCGCTGCAATCAAAATCCGTGGCGAAGAAATCCAGAAATAAGACTGAGCCAAAAGCCCACTGTGGGACCGGCCAAGGATAAAAGCCTGCGCTTCGCGCGCGGCCTTGGTGATCGGAGTCATGGCAAGGTGGGAGGATCCCTACAGCCCGAGCACGGGCGGCGGCGCGCGGGCGCCGGGAGGCAGCGAGAGCTTGGCCTAGGGACGGACGGTGACGGTCCTGCAACGGGGAGCACACGGGGAGATACCCCCGTGAAGCCGTGATGCAGTCACGCTTCGGTTCCCGCACCCGGAACGGGGTGCGGCCATAAAGTGGCGCCGCTGCGCCCGGAGAGCCGACGGAGTGGAAAATGGTTCTGGGCTGCCAGGACTAAAGGCCACCGCATGCACTTTCACACGAAGGGGCCGCGCCCCTTCACCCCGCGATTCCACGGCTTGCGCCGTGGAATTCACTTGTGCGCGCGCGCGGGTCGGCTGTAAGCGCGAACACCTGGGGGAGGGAGAAAAGGAAATCTCCCTATGAATGACCCGATGGAAAATTTCTACAACGGCACTTTGACCACGAGCTATACCCCCCGCGCCAAGCGCTGGGAGGCGACCCAAAGCCAGATCAATTATCTCCGGCAGCTCGGGGTCAAAAATACGCCGAAGACGAAGTACGAGGCCGCCAAGCTGATCCAGGAGACGCTCCGCGCGCGCCATCAAAGCCCGACCATCTTCGAATGGAGTAGGCTGTAAACCGAGTGGGCCCCTGATAAATTGGGGGCCCATGGAACAGATCTTCGACCACAACTCCGAGCCCACGTTCATCGACATCAAAGATGTCCGACCGAATCCCAAGAATCGAAACGTCCATTCGGAAGAACAAATCTCCCGGCTCGTTGAGCTCCTGAAGTACCAGGGCTGGCGGCATCCCCTGATCATTTCGAACCAGTCGGGCCAACTGGTTGTCGGCCATGGGCGCTTGGCCGCAGCGAAGAAGCTCAAGATGAAGACGGTGCCGGTGGTGTACCAGGACTTCGACTCGCCCGAGCAAGAGTACGCCTTCGCGGTCTCCGACAATGCGATCGCCTCATGGTCGGATCTTGACCTCTCGGGGATCAACACGGATGTGGGCGAGCTCGGGCCGGACTTCAACTTGGACCTGCTGGGTATCGAGAACTTCACCCTCGACGTCGTCGAGAAGGTACCGCCAGGAGGCGATCCCGACGAGAACACGGTAAGCATGCCGGTCGAGCCCAAGAGCAAGCTGGGGGATCTATGGACCCTCGGGGATCACCGCTTATTTTGCGGCGACGCCACCGATGTAGGCGCTGTCGATCGCCTCATGGAAGCCGAGCGCGCGGATATGGTCTTCACGGACCCGCCCTACAATACGGGAATGGGAGTCGACAAAAAGCGCAGTGGCTCAGCCTGGCTGAGCCACATGTTCAACGATTCCTTCACGGACGAGGAGTGGGAGGCGCTGCTTTCGGGAATGGTGGCGAGCTACTGGATGCTGATGAAGGACAATTCGATCGCGTACGTGTGCCTTGACTGGCGGCGTTCCCATGAGCTGGTTCCGCAGTTCAAAAAAACGTTCCATTTCTCCAACCTCATAGTTTGGGACAAGGTCGTCCACGGCCTTGGCAGCGACTACAAATACACCCACGAGTTCATCCACGTTTTTAAAAAGGGCAAGCCCGAGCTGGACACACACCAAGGCGAACAGGAGTACCAGGACATCTGGCACGTGCAGCGCAAAATGGGGCGCGACGATGAACATGCCACCAAGAAGCCAATCGAGTTGATCGAGCGCGCTATGGGCCACGCCTCGAAGCGTGGCGACATCGTGGCTGACCTTTTTGGTGGCTCGGGGTCCACGCTTTTGGCCGCCGAGAAGGCCGGCCGCCGGTGCTTTATGATGGAGCTCGACCCGCGGTATATCGACGTGATCCTCACCCGCTGGGCCAAATACACGGGCCTGGATCCCGTGCGGGACGACGGAACCGCCTGGAGCACGCTCTAAAACCGCCCACCAAAGTTGGCATCGCCTTTAAATAACGCCTGATTAGCGATGTGGATTTTTGCCCCTTATCCGAACCAATTTGGGTATACTGGAATCACAACCCCGGTAACGAAAGCCGGAAACCAAAGGAGCCGAAAATGAAGAACGTAACCTTAGCCACCATCGCCCTGATCGCCCTCAGCGCCTGCGAGCCCCAAGACCTCCAGAGCGCCCAAGACGCCGCGGCCGGAACCGGTGCCGAAGTCACCATGCGGGACGACAAGGTCAGCTTCTGCATGGACCCCGCGGCCTACAACCTGACGAACTGCTCGGAGATCCGCAACCGCCCCTCGGATGGCCTGCCCATGATGCATTGCGATATCGCCCCGGGCGGCGACTGGATCTCGGCCTACCAGACCCTCGACGCGGTCTCGAAGGATAAGGTCGGTTACTTCACCAACAAGCTCGGCAAAGAGCAGCTGCGCCTCTCGGTGGTCTACGCCACGACCGACATGAGCCACGACACCGCCTTCGCCGACGTTCAGGACAACCAAAGCCGGATGTGGTTCTCGATCAACGACTCGAGCCTGGTGTCCCTGACCACCGGCGCATGCACCCAGTAAAAAGTCCTCAGCGAAATAAAGCGATTTAAAACGCTGCGAAAAAACTCAATCGAAAAGGAGTTGCCATGAAAGCCCGCCACCTGATCCTCGAAGAGGTTATCAAGAATCCTGCGAACACCCAGATCTGGGATCGCATGAAGCCCGAAGAACGGGCCTTTGTCTGGGCCCAGATCGTCGACTTCGGGACCTTCTCAGCCGACGGCTGGAGGCTCCTGGTTGAGTCCTTCGACCTGACCTCGATGGTCGGCACCCTGGGCCTCTCCCGCAACTCCAAGGCGATCCTGGAGCAGCTGGCAGGTGGCCAATGAACGGCCCCAGCGTTTACCTTCGCGCCTACTTCAAGGTGGCCGAGCACCCGGCCATTCGCGAGCGGCTGATGGAGATCGTGAACATCCAGGCCGAAAGGGTCGACTGGCTGGCGCTCGACTACGGCGTGCTCAGCGGCGGCCAGAAGGTGCTCGCCTCTTGGGCCTTCACCCTGTTTAGCGGCGAGGGGTGTCCTGCCACCTGGCGCGACCCACTCGTTGATTTCGGCGCGTTGGACCCGCAGGGCCAGGAGCTCGTGGTGCGCGCGCTTCGGATTCGTTTCGAAATGGGAGGTGTCTTGTGAAAATTTTCCCCTGGTTTTTACTCGCAGTTTTGGGATGGCTTCTGGCCGCGAGACCCGCGCGCGCGTGGGTGCACGAGGGCCGCGACGGGCGCAAAGAGGACAGCTTCTGTCTCCCGCACGTGGTGCGAAACCAAAACATGTGGTGCTACCGGATCAAGTCCGGCAACCCGATCTGCGCCGACGGCTCGGTGTACGACGCCGCGGTGAAAATCGCAGCCGAGGTCGCGACCTATGCCAACAAACATCTAGGCTTCATGAAGGACGGCCGGCCCCGCCTTGAGATGCACACGCGCTGCCGCGGGCGCAACTGCAGCGTCGAGGTCAAAGCCAATGACCCGGTTTTTGCAGAGCTCAAGGAATGCGGTGTTGGCCCGATTCCCCAGGTCCAGTATGATCCCGACAACGAGCAATTTGATTCAAACAAAATCCATTAAGGAGCAAGCTATGTGGAAGCTGTCAGGCCAGCTTTTAAGGAATACGCGCGAGGCACTTCGCTTGACCCGGCTCGAGTTCGGCGCCCTGATGGGCGTCAGCGGCGAGTTCATCGGCAAGATCGAGCTGGGCATCCGCCCCATCCCCGCCACCATGGCGCGCCGGCTCGTGGCCACCGGTCACACTTCGATGAAGAAGATCGCGCTCATTCACGCCAAGGATGCCGAGCACATCTACATGGAGAAGTGCCGTGCCTCATGAGCGGGTGATCCTGGTGCGCTCGCCGGGCGGACGCCTGCGCGCCTGCGGCGCGCGCGAGGGCACGTTCATCCGGATCATCCAAGGGTTCGCGTCCACGAGCGGCATCCCGAGGCTGGACGATCCCGAGCGCCGCCCGGGCCAGGAGTGCTTCGTGGTCCTGGCCCAGTTCGAGAAGCCCCCCTGGGGCAGCGGGGTGTTCCGGGTCGACGCCGAGGGCGCGCTCATTCCCGTTGTGCAAAACTACGATTCCAGCGACTGACCGGCTATTCTAAGGTGGGGCCAGGGGAGGGCTCGCCAAATGAAGATCAAAGATTTTGCATGGAACCTGGTCCTGAAACTCGAGCCGCAGGCGATCGACGACCGCGGCGTCGTCGACGAGGTGGCCGAGATGGTCGGCGACTACGAGCGGGAGCTCTTCGAGGCCCTGATCGAGCTCACCTTGGCCGGCGCTAAGGACGCAAGCCCGGCTCGCGCCGCGGCTTTCGAGGACATGGCGGAGGCCCTGCGGGAGGAATTAACACGCCGCGCCCTTTGAAAGTTGTCTCAAAAAAGGGCAAAGTGGCTCTTCCGGGTGGGTGCGCTGGCGGAACCGGTTGTTTCGACCTTCGGGTCTAGCGACAAACGGCAAAAACCTCCGCCCACCCGGAGCTCTTCAGATCAGTTTTTTTCCTGATTCTTCGCCGCGATCGCCTGCAGGAGACCTTCGAGCCCGCCGTTTTGATGAATCATGCAAGGCAAGGTTTCGGTGACCTGCTTTTTAAACGCCGTCACCAAGCCCAAAACCTCGAAGCCAGAACCTTTTTTCATCTGGTGAAAATGGGTAGCACCATCAGCATCGGGTTGTTCCAAGATCAAAAGCACCGCCGTTTGAACATTCTTAGCGGCTTTGATTTTCTCTTTGAACGCTTTAACTTCTTCGCTAAAGTCTTGTTGTTTAGGTTTCTCTGCGACGTTTTTCTTGGGTCTTCCAATTTTAGCCATGCCGGTGCATGTACCATTTTGATCCTATTTTAGCAGCTGAATAAAGGCCTTCGCCATATCGGTGTTCGCCGGCACCATCTGCTCGTTCCAGTACCAGTAGAACCAGCCGCCAATGAAGCCGTCCACGTTCGGGCGCATGCCGTAGTAGCGCTTCAGGTAGTCCGCGGTGGGCTTGTTCTCCACGCCGCATTCTCCAATGCCAAGCTTGGCGGCGGGGAAGATCTTGCGCAGGCCTTGGAAAATTGCGTCCCATTCGGCGGCCGATGGCTCGATCGGCTTCTTTTTTTTGTCCAGGTTATCCTGGCTGTAGAAGCTCACCAGCACGTAGTCGAGCCCGCTCTTTATGTCGTCGGGCACGTAGGTGTTGGCCCAGTCGAGCATCGGGCCGTTGCCATCCTGCGACTGCGGCACCGTGTGATAGAGCGTGAGCGCTGATTTCTTGCCCGCGCTGCGCACCGCCTGGTAGGCGCCCTTCATCTTATCGACGACCTCGCCCTTCTTGCCGACCCAAATTCCGTTGATCTCGTTGCCGACCTCCCAGAGGTTCACCATAGGAAATGCCCTGATGAACTCGGCCATGCGGGCCCAGTAGTCGGCGGTCTTATAAGCCTTCACGGTGGTCGAATCGTACGGGCAACCCATGACGTCGCACACGGCAGCTATCGGCTCAACTACGCCCGCGTAGGAGGCGGCGCTCTGGCCCTTGTCGAAGACGATGCGCGCGCTCACGCGGCGCGGGAGCGCCTGGATCGCGGGCACCACCTTCTTAACGGGCCAAGGATTATCGATAGTGATTCCGTAAATCAGGTCGTCCATAAAGCCTCCTTAGACGGGGTCGGATTGCCAAACGTGAATTTGCCAGAAGAGGTTCGCGAAGGTCGATTGCACGAACAACACCACCCAGGTGTTCGCGGAAACGGGAATGCCCGTGTCGAACTTCAACGTGCGCCGGTAGGCCAGGGCTGCTCCGGAGCCACCCCCTGCATAGGGGCCGCCCGTGATTCGCTCGAGCGTCCAGTTCACGTTGTCGCCGGTGATCTGGTATTGGGCGATCGCCTCAACGCCGCCTAAGGCCGTCGCAACGGCGTTCTGACCGGTGCCGACGGTAACAGGCTGCGGGTTCTCGACGAAGGTGAAGGTCTGGCGCCGGTACACCCGCGTGGCCTGGTTGATCCGCGCGGTTTGGTTCGTGAGCGCAGTGTTCGTCGAGTTGATCTGGCCCTGGAGGCTGTTGTCGGCCGCGGCGCGCGTTGTCGCTTCCGAATCGCGGTCGTCCCGCAGCTTGTTGATCGCCCCCCCGATGGCCTGCATGGTGCCCTCGGAGCCGGCGCTTCGCGCGCGCAGGGCCTCGATCTGGATATCCGAGTTGAGTGGCGGAACTCTGGTCATTAAAATTCCCTTCGTTAAATCCAGCGGTACGGCGCCCCGTTGTCGGGGAACCCAATGAGTTCGAGGATGTCGCCCGCGGCCGGCGTGTAACCCAGGCCCGGCGCCTTGAGCGTTACGACGTCGCCAGAGACGCTTTCAATGATGGCCTCGTCCGAGAGCACTTGGCCCGAGAACGCGACGCTGTAGTCGGGCTTGTGCGCGTACACGGGCTGCCCGGGCTTGAAGCGCGCGCCCTGCCCGGCGGCCACCGTGACCTGCGTGCCGGATGCAGCGCCCGCCATCGCGATCGTAAAATCCCAAAAGATGTGGATCAGCTTGGCGATCGCCTGGTCCTGCGGGTCGGTGTTGTCCGGATAATTTGCCAAGTCCACGATGTAGCCCGCGGCGGGCGTGAATGGCAGCGGCGGATCGACCAGCATCCGGTAGCCGTTCGACGGGTCAAAGCCAAGCAGCCTGGTTTCGGCCTGGCTCGTGAAGTCGTAGGAGTGGACCACGATCCGCAGGCCGATGAAGTCTTTCCACTTCCGCTTCTCGTCCTTCGGGTACAGCACCCCAAAGCTATCCTGGATCACGACAGCACTTGTGGTCGAGCCCGCGACCACCGTGCTCGATGGCGCCCAGGTCGCGTACTTATCCTGGAGGTTCGTCTGGAGCCCGGCCACGAGCTGGAGCGTGGCGTAGCCCTGGTTGAGCGGCAGGGACCGATTCAGCACCTCGAAGAGCTGGGCGCCGAGGCCCCGCTTGCCGGACACGAAGTCCGAGATCTGCAGCGCGCCCCCGTCTTGGAGCACGACCGTGTCGCCTGCTTCGATCGTTGAGCCGACCTCGTAGTTCACCTTCACCTGGATCTGGGTGGCCCCGCGCCCGTAGCGCCCGAGCAGGAAGCGCGAGCGCCGATCGACCGCGGCCTTGAAGCCCAGGGCCGTGCGGCTTCCGCGCGAGCTGATCGGGAGCACCGAGGTGATGCCGATGATGCTGATCGAGTTCAGGTCTGGTGCGTAGTCGAGCGAGGTGAAATTTCCCTGCGCGTTGTAGTCGTAGCTCCAGTCGATCCGGTTGTAGAACTTCCGGTTGTTGGTATCCCGCTTGGGCGCAATCGACGCCGGGTCGAGGATGTTGTCGGCGGTCAGGATCTGGATGCGCTCATCCGCGATGGGCGGCGTGGTCAGGCCTACGGACAGCATGCCTTTTTTGGTGAGCGAGTACGCGGCGACCGGCAGGTAAAGCTCGGCCTCGATGAAGGATTTGGCCGGCTCCGACTCGAGCAAGATGAAGCTCATGAGCTCGCTCGAGAGAAACGTGTTGCGCAGGAAGACGTGCTGGCCCACGTCGACGTCGTCCCCGCGCAGCTTGACGCCTGCCTCAAGCGGCAGCGTGTCGTACTGGGAGCGGATCGCGACCTGGGCCGTGGTGCTGAGCTCGACCGTGAACGAATCGTCCATGTAAGCGATCCGGTCTGGCTCATCGAAGAGATCCGCGAAGGCCAGGATGTGCGCTGCCTTGTTATTCCCCGCCACGGCCGAGCCAGTCACGGTCAGCTTGTCGCCTTCGCTTGCGCCGTAGTCCCGCGTCCAGGATTTCCCGCGCGGCAGCACGAGCGCGTTGACGGGGCTTCCGATCGACGAGTCGCCGGTGTAGCAGACCGAGCCGAGCAAAAGCCCCGTACGGTATGGGCCGTTCCATCCGGATAGCATGATCTTCAGCGCAAGGTCCAAGGGGTTGCCCATCAGGAAAAGCGCTGCCGCGACCTCGGCACCCGCGTCGTGCGCCACCATGTCCTGGGCGTTGCCAAGCGGATCGAGCGCGCTCCTGGTGACCACAAAGCTTGTTGAGTTCGGCTTGCCGCCCACCGCGGCATACTGCATGAATTCGTCGTCGACCTTGATCCAGGTCTGGACGCCGGGATCGTAGGTCCCATCGGGCCCCAGGATCTGCTGATGGAAATCGGAGTTGTCGAGCACGGGGATCGTGGTCTGGCTTGCCGAGATGTTGCCGGCGAGCGGGCTCTTTGCGCCGAAGAAGACGTTCTGGCGGCGCGTGACGTTTGGGTCCGAGAGGCCAAGGATCACCTTGCCCGGGGCCGCCTGGACCGAGGTCACCTTGCCGCGGAAGATGGTCGAGAACTCCTCCGGGTAGGAGATCTCCTCGAAGCCCAGGCTCACCACGACGTTCGCGCCCAGGATGTCCGGGATGATCACGCCGGGCGCGATCAGCTGCGTCATGTACTGGTCCTTATCGACGAATGCCAAGGTCATCTGGGAGATGGACCCGCGGCCCTGCTCGGGCTCGATGGTCTGGGAAATGTTGAGCGAGCTGCCGTCGAACGAGAGGATGTCGCGCACGCCCAGCACGCGCCGCAAGCCCCCGTACACGATGCCGGGCGTGCCGTAGAAGATCCCCGCGTCGCCGTACCGCACGCGCGTGTAGAGCGTGCGGCTCGAAATCAGGTCGGCCCCCTCGATGGCCACCACGATCGAGATGTTCTTCACGCTCTGCTGGTTAAAGCGGAGGTAACGATCGGAGAGGTCCTGGAGGCTGGCCATTATTTTCTGAGTCTCTCGCGTTTGGCCTTCTCAAGCAACGCCGCCAGGTCCTCGGGCGAGATTGCCATGTAGCCCTCGCGGATGGCTGTTTGGATGTCGATCTTGGTTTCGACGCCGTTGGCGTCCGAGCAGATGAGCGGGTTATCGAGCTGGCACACCGTGGTCTCAAGCGGCTGTAGGCTTGAGCAGGCGTTAAAGGCGAGCGATGAGATCAGCGAAACGGCGAGCAGCCTCATGTTTTTCGTCCTCGGTCTTCGCCGCGTGGGCGATTTCCACGACGGATTTAAGGTCGGTTAGGTATTCGTCGAACGCCGCCTCGGGGCCGGAGTTGATAAGGAGCCAGAGCTCCCGAGCGATCGAGAAGATCGCCGGAGCCCTGGCCAGAAGAAACTGGAATCGAGTCCAACTCATGCTGCTTTACGCGGCCTTTTTTTGCGCCGCGACCGCGGCCGCGGTTTTCGCGGGCGCGGCGCGCCCCCCTGAAGTCCAGCTGATGACCGTCTGGAGTGCGCTGATGATGCGCGTGACGATGGTGTAGGCCTTGTCGTCCGCTTGGCTCTGAGTACTGTCCTTGAGCACCTCCAGAGCTTTGGCGACGCCGCTCAAGACCATGTTCAGCATCACGCAGACCGTTCCGATCGTGACCAGGATCCCACCATTTGCATCGATAAATGCCTTCATATTTATCTCCCCCTTACGACTACACGTTCGAGATATTTATTTACCTCGCCCGGTCCGTACGCCCTATAAACCTGCCCTACGGCCGAATATGGTACCGCAATTTTGAGCTGGTTGTGGGGGAAATCGGTGTCAGCCCGATCCCTGATTCCGTTGCCGTTGAAGTCCCCGCCCCACGTGGCGCCGATCTTCTTGACCGTGCCCGCGTAGAAGGTCCAATCCGATTTCGCCCAGACCTGCGACGCAGGCACCCCGGGTCGCATCTCGACCCAATCGCTCGCGCAACCGAAGTTGTGCGCGGACTGGCCGGGCTGCGAGTAGGTGACGATCTTTTCGCCCCGAGCGATCGACTCCGGCGTTCGCCCCTGGTCGTAAAGCGCCTGCTGCCAGGCCATGCTGCGAAAGCCCGACGTGGGCACCCAAAAGGTGTGCTCCAATTCCTTACACAACGCGTCGTAAAACGGCAGGTAAAGCGAATGGAGTCCGACCCTCATCGCTGCGCGGCGCTGGGCCAAATCGGTCATGATTTCCCCTACTCTAGAATCTCATGGATTCGCGGCCAGATAATCTACGATTTTTTGGCGGATCACGGCGATCTGCTCCGGGGGCAAAATGGGCTGGCTCATCGAGTCGATCGCGGCAACGACCGTGTCCAACGTGCCAAGCTTGAGGCCTAGGATAACCACCTGCGCGGCGGGGCTCGAGATCAGCGCGAGCGACTGCGCGTCGTCGATGCCCGCGGCGTCGTTGGCCAGCATGATCTCGAGGAGCAGCTGCTCACCGAAGGCAATTTTTGCGAGGCGTTTCCGCGCCGCGACCTCGGCAGAGTCGTCGACTGGTTCCTGTTCGATCGTATATTCGGCGCGCAGGTGGTACTCGGTGACCAGGACATCGTCCGGATCGAAGACGTCGCGGGTCTCAAGGATTTCCTCCGAGTCGGCCGGGAGTCCCTCCAGGTCTCGCACCCAGCGGTCGGGGCGCCCCCAGGAATTCTTCGCAACTTCCTGCGCGATCCAAGCATCTGCTTGGGCTTGGTCGGCCAGGACGGCACTCCAGCCCGGACCGCCCCTTCTATCTGTCACAGTGACTTTGATCATGGGCTCAGTTCCCCACTTTCTCTATAGCGATATGGTTATAGCCGGCGTTTGTAACCAGTGATCGCGCGGTAGACTCCCCGTGACCAATACGCACATCGAAATACTCATTGGCCAATAAGTAAACAGAATCTGAACCGTATAAACCTCTCGAATTGACGCTGGTTGCATCTACTCGGCGATCATCAAGCACCGAGTACAAAACTCCATTTTTGTATAGCAGCAGGCCGGTATCGTTGCCCGCGGTGAAGCTCGCTGTTGCAAAGTGCGCACTTGCTTTTACTGAGTAACGTCCTGGAGTCTGCGCAGTAAATCTCCATGAGCTTCCCGTCGTCACGGTGCCGTGGCTGTCGCCGCCAGGAGACGTATCTCGGGTGTCATAATTTACGATGGCCGTGGTCGCCGAGGGAATAGACTGGCCAGCCGTCGTCGTATAACGAGCCGTGACCGTCTCGGTCGCGGCGGTAGTGCCTGCGCCTGATAGACGGTGGATCGAGATCGTCCCCAGCGCGGCTAGAGTGGTTGAAGCTCCAGAACGCAACGAGATGATGTCATTCGCTTTCAAGCCAAGCAGCAGCGTTGTTCCCGAAGCGGCATTGCCACCAATGATCGTCAGCAACGTACGATTGCCGATGCCATTCACATAAGTCGAAACGTTCTGGCTCGTACTTCCATTGTCGGCCAGGTACGCACCAACGACGTAGTCCCCCGAAACTGGAACGACGAACTGAGAACCGTTCCATGACGAAGTGCGATCAATCGTCGTGGTGAACGTGATGTCGGTCGTGCCGGCGCTAACGGCTTGGGTCGCCGATTTACCCCCGTTGAACGAAATGATCCTGCCGTCAAAGTCGGAGGACATCTGCACGTTCGAGGACCATCCGGCTATGGGCACCGTGAAGTGCAGCGAGTATCCGGTGTTGGCGTTGCTCACCGGGAACGTATTGTTGGTGATGGCGGAAGGCGTGACCGTGCTCGCGCTAGACCTTGTGAAATATCCACCTTGGGCGAAAACGTGCGTGCTATCAAAAACGACCAGATTGCCGTGGTATTCGTTGCCGCTGTCAAAGGCTACGACCGTGCCAACGTGAGCGAAGTTGTTCCCGCTTTGAACTGAAAATTTTGAAGTGTCGATCGACATGCCCGTGGGCAGCGTGAAGAGATAAGTGCCTGATCCGGCGGAAGCGCCGGCGGGCGATGAAGCCGATAAAAAGTTGTAGAAAAATTCTGCTGAATCACCCACGCGCCGCGCTCGTGCCTCATTGCGCGCGGGGTTGGAACCGATCGTGGGGGCAGTAGAAACTGCGCTAATGCTCATCGTCACCGATTGAAGATCAGTTGCTGGAACACCCGTTGTTACGGGTTGAGGCCCAACCGAAGCATCATCGATGGCCAGGCTAAGAGGTGAAGCGCCGGGCCCGTTGACCACGATGATTGCCAGGCGATATCGAGTGGTGTCCGAAGAAGACTGGAAGCTTCCCGTGACAAAACCGTTCCCCGAGCTTTGCGTAAACCCCCAAACGCCAGAGGGCTGCTGCCACACGCCCGCGTTCGTGCCGTCAACCGGGTAAACCCAGACCTGGAACGTGCTAGTGCTTTTGCCGGACCAGTCCACGTATTGGCTGCCCGAGCGCGCGTTGTACGACATGCGGAAGCTGAGCGGCTTCGCCAGGTCTTGGGCATCGATATAAAATGGATCGGTGACCAGCATGTCGCCGACGATGGCCACGGAGGTGGCGCTGAAACTCCAAAGCCCCGAGGTCGTTTTTTGGAGCGGGCTGGTCGTGGTGGCCGTGAGCGCGCCATAAACCGACGATGTCCAGGAGCCCGATGCTTGGTTCGGAACGCCGCTCGAGACCGTCGTGTGTGCGACCGACCATCCAGTCGTGGTGCCGGTCTCAAAGTCCCCGTTGCCCGGGTTAGCGGCGCCCGCGCCGAGGCTGGCCTTGTAGGTCGACAGGTAGTTCTTGGCTCCGCCCCCGGAGCCGTTGCCGGCGTTGGCCAGCTGCGTTTGGATCGCGCTCGTAACGCCGGACAGGTACCCCAGCTCGGTCGAGGTCACGGCCGAGGTGGTCACCTTGCGCGAGGCATCGGCGACCAGGACGCGCGAGGCGGTCTGGGCGGCGTTCAGGATGAGTGAGGAACTGGTGCCCAGGTTGATGTCCCCGGTCATGGTCCCGCCGGCCAAGGGCAGGTAGGTGCCAGTGCCGCTGGCAAGGGCGTTCAGCTGCGCCTGGATGTTCGAGGTGGCGCCCGACACGTACCCAAGCTCCGTCGCCGTGACGGCGGTCGTGATGAGCCTACGTGAAGCGTCCGTGACGACGGCGCGCGCCGCGGTCTGGCCGCTGTTCAGGATCAGGCCGTTAGTGCCGCTGAAGCCGAGATCGCCGGTCATCGAGTCGCCCGCGCGGATCACCTTAGCGTTGAGCGCCGGCTGCACGGCGGCCGTGGTCCCGCTCAAATAACCGAGCTCCGTTGCGGTAACAGCGGAAGTGGTAACCCGGCGGCTCGCGTCGGTCACGAGCGCCGAGGATGCGCTCTGCGTGCTGTTCAGCACCGGCCCCACGGAGCCGCTCCAGGTCAGATCCCCGCTCATGGTGTCGCCGGTGAGCTCGACGAAGTTCGAGTAGCTGACGTCCCAGGTGCCATTTGCCGTGGCCATGTTGATGCCGCGGACCGTGCGCTGATGCTTCGGCCGCACCTGCATGAGCTGCGTGCCATCCTGGTACTGGACAGTGAGCGTGCCCGTGGACCGGTTGTCGAAGTCAAAGCGGCGCCCGGATGTCCCGATCAAAAGGCCCGATGGCAGCTTGTAGGTCTGGTTCGCGGTGCCGGTCAGTTGCTGAACGGTTTCCGAGTTGATGTCGAGAGTGGTGACCCCGCCCCCGGACACGGTGACGTTCGGAGTCTCGAAGAGGGCTGGCCCCTTGATGAAGGTCGAAGCGCCTGCCGCATCTACTAACCCAAGTGCTAAGGCAACAAATAAATAGTAGTTCAAAATAAATCTCATTGATACCTCGTGGCCGTGTACTCGAGCACGTAGTTGGCGCTGTCAGTCGGCGCATTGAAGGTCAGCGTAAAGCCCGTTGCGGCCTTCATCGTTTGAATGGCTTGCAGGAAAATCGGCTGCGCATCCAAGGTGTTTCGAATGTTGGGCGCGAGCGCAAAGTTGGTGTCGGGGAACATCTCCGAGAAGGCAACGCTCACGCTCTGGGCGCCTGACGGTAGAGGGACCTCGCCCGCGGCAAAGCGGGTGAGCCCGCGCTGCGACGGGCGCGCGTCGACGATGTCGTTTGTCGCGTCGTCCGAGAGCATCTCGCCCACGTCGGCCTCGATCGTGGGCAGGTTCTTCAGGTTGAAGACCTCGCGGAAGTACACGTAGATGTTGTGAAGATCCGAGAACGTGTACGGCACCTCGACGCCGCCATCGAAGATGTAAAAGCTCAGCGTCCAGACGCTCGAGGCAAAGGTGATCCGGCCGTAAACCTTGTTGCCCGAGGTGTCCTCAAGCTGATCCCCTTGGCTCGAATCGCGGATCTCGGCGCGGTTCGACGGCGGGGCCGTGATCACGCCCGCAACACTCCCGGTGCCACCGGCCGTTTTACCGGACATCGAGGTCGTGATGTCGAAGCTCGATCCGGTCGCGGCGGCCACCTGCACCTTCTGCCAGGCCGCGCGCAGATAGTTCAGGTCGATGACTTTCGAGGCCGAGACCGGTGCCCCCTGCCCGTCGGTGCCGTCGTGCGTGTGGCCCGTCGTGGGCGTTCCGCTAAACGCCGCGTCGAGCGCTTTGATACGCGCGAAAAGCGAGTCGAAGCCCGAACCACGGTAGTTGGTGACCCAACTCGGGAGCGTCGTGATCGATGTGTTGATGATCCATCCCGTGAACATGGCGATCGAGTTCGCCGCTCGCTGGATGTTGAACAGCGGCGTGCCAGAGACGGTCGGCGCGTCGGCTGCCTGGTCGTTAAAACTGGTCTTTGCCTGCGATGTGTCATCGCCGTTTTTGGCGATCCATGCCGGGTTCGAGTTGGCCGCGTCGACTGGCTGGCCGTCGACAATTCCGGTAGGCATTAGGTCACCCTCTTTCTGAACTTCAATTTCCCGGTCTGGTAAAGAAACGGGTAGGCGGGGAGCATCTCGCGCATCACGTGCGCAAGGCCCATCCCATCATCGTCGGTGCTCTCGAGGGTGCCCTCGTAAAAGATCCCCGGCGCCGAAATCTGCGGGGTGAACTCCAGCGGCCGTTGCTTGATGATCCAGTCGATGAACGGGGCCCAGGCGCTATCCACGTTCGCTTCGCGCTCGTATCGGAATTCGCATTCCCAGAACTGCTGCGTCTGGAAGACGATGGCTTCCTTCACCCCGGACGTCGATACGTTGACCGCGCCGAAGACCTTCGGGCTGCGCGTGGGTGCCACGTAGTTGTAGGCCGGAAGCTCTGGGATTAGCACCTTGCCCGCGGACCCGCTGCCCTGGTACGAGGTCGAGCCCGTCTTGTCGGCGGCCGCAAAGCCAATGAGCGAGGCCACCGAGCTTCCCACGCGCGGGCCCGTCCCGAAGAGCAGATCGAGGTAGGTGCCGTTGGTGGCGATGTTCACCCGGTTCTCGAGGCCGCCCATGACCGCGCGCATGGCGGTCGCCACGTAGTTGTGGCTCGGATCAGCGGCGTTCAGCGCACGGGCGATCTCCTCGCAGATCCCGGTCAGCGAATAGAAGCCAAGCCGAAGCGTGGCCATCATTACAATGCCTCCGGACGTTCCACGGAAGTCGAGGGAGGAATTGAGCTCGGTTACTTGAATGCCATACAGGAAAAGCGACTTCGATCTGAGCGCCATCGGTTACCTCTGCCCCACTTGGTTGATCGTGAAGTCGGTTGCATCCGCCGCCTGACGCACTAAGTCAGTGAGCATCTGCTTCGTCTGGTCGGTCTCCAGGTAGTCGCCGGCAAAGCTGATCGAGACTGACTTGCGGTCGACCAGGTTTGTCTTGGCGGCATCCGCCATATCGTCAGCTGCATCATGGATGGACTTGATCGTGTCGCTGAGCTCGGTGTTCAAGCGCGTGACGTTGGCGTTATAGAGGCGCTCGAGATCCTGGATGATCGAGGTCTTCTGCTGATCGGTCAGGCCCTTATCCTCCATGGTCTGCTGTTTCTTGTTGTCGAAATCTTCCTTCTCGAGCTCGACCTTTTCGGCCGTCAGATCCCGCAGCTTGCCCTCGTCCTTGTTTTTCTCGGCGATGTCGTACTCGGCCGAGACGGCATTCGACTTGGCCGAGATCACTTGGGACTGGCCCTGGCTTGCCGACGACCCTGCGGCCGTTGATCCCGAGGACCCCTTGCCGCCCGCGGCGCTTTTCAGAACGCCGGCGAGGATAAGGAGCGCTGCGCCCGCGGCGAGGCCGGCCGGGTTGGGCGGGAAAATGGAGGCGCTCAAAATGAACTTGCCGTAGTTGGCGGCCATGTCCGAGAGCATCCCGAAGAAGAAGCCCTTCATCACGTCGGTTGCGCTCTCGGTGCCCTCGCCCAGCGCCATCAGCGAGTCGGTCGCGTGCGACTGGAAGGTGTCGAAGGTCATCTGGCCCATCTTGCCGAAGTCGGCCAGCTGAGCCTGGTTCTTGATGGAGTTCGCCTTGAACGCGCGCGCGATCCCGTCGCCGACCGAGTTGGCCTTGCGCTGGTAGGCGTCCCAGGTCTGGACGCGCTTCTCTAGGAGGTCGTCCTCCCATTGCTTCATCTGAGCTTTGTGGTTGGCCTCGGTCTCAAGCGCCATCTGGGCTTTTTGCGCCGTCGAGAGGTTTACGTTCTGCTGGATCTGCGCGAGCGCGTTCTGATGCTGCTGCTCCAGGACCTCTTTTTCCTGGTACTCGTTTTGGGTCAGCATCAGCCGACCTTGCGAATCGCGCTGCGCCACCGCGATCTGGTTTGCGTTATCGCGTAGCGTCAGCTGCGAGAGGTCGTTCGTAAGCTTGCGCTCGGCCTCGATCCGCTGCTGCTTGATCTTGAGCAGGTCGTTGTTGAACTGGAGGGTGAGCTGGAGTTCCTTCTGCTTGTCGACCGAGCTTTGGCCGCCGGCCTCTCCGCCTTCGCCTGCCCCGCCCTCGCCTTCCTTCTTCTTGGAGTTGAGGCCGTTGAGCTCGGCCTCGTATTGCGTGCGCTTCTGCATGAGCATCTGGAGCCGCTGCTCCATTTGCTTGATCTGGTTCTCGGTCGTCTTCGCGTCGACCGTTCCATGGATGAGCTTGTCGAAGAAGCCCTGCTCACCAGCCGGCATAGCCAGACGCTGCTTCGCGGCCTCGATGTCCGCCTGAAGCTTCTTGATCAGGCCGCTATTGGCCTCGAGGTTCTTCTGGAGACCGGTCTCTTCGCCACCCGCACCGAGCCATTCTTTGGTGGCGGTGGCGGCCTTCTTGATGTTCTCGAGCCACCATGTGACTCCTGGCCGCAGGTATTTGTCGAAGACCAGAGTGAACGCTTCGCCGATCTCCTTGAAGGTGACCTTGATCTGGGTCAGCGTGTTCTGGGTCTCGCGGATGTTGGGGTCGATCCCAGCAAAGGCGGTCTTGCCCTTCTCGAGCACGGCGTTCATAACGGCCGCTTGCTTGCCCGATTCGGAGAGCGCGCCGACCGCAACACCGATCGAGCGAGCGTAGTCTTTGTACGCCTTTTCCGAGTCGACGATGATGCCCATCTGCTTGAGCGCGCGCGTCTGCCCGGAGGCGATCGCCTGGTTCATGCGCTCGAAGTTCGAGATGAGGTCGCCGCCATAAAGCGCGGTCGACTTGCGGGCGAGCTCCATCACCTCGGGGAGCTTGGCGGCGTTGGCGCCCAGAGCCGAGATCCCCTTCGACGCAGCGGCCAGAAGATCGTCGTCGTCGGCCAGGCCATCGACGGCTTTGACGAGCCCATGCTCGATCTGTTCGGCGGCCAGGCCCGCGCTTTTGGCCATCAGGTCAAACTGCTGTTTGACGGCCCTGATGCCCTCGGCCTCTTCCAAGATGTTGATCGAAGCGACGATGCCGAGCACGGCCGCCGCCATAACACCGCCGACGGCCGCGGCTTCACCGAGGCCGGCGATCGTCTGCTTGAGTTCGCCCACCTTATCGAGTTTCTCGATAAGCTCCATGGCCTCCTTGGCCTTGGCTTTGTATTCCTCGGTGTCTAGGTCTACGCCCCAGATTTCTTTGTCAGCCATATGCTCGTTTCGCCGCGAAAATGTCGAACAAGAAGTTTTTCGCGTCCTCCCCTTCGAGAACCACTCCGCGAGCGGCTGGTGGTGCTGGTTGTTGCTCGGCAGCGCTCATCGCTGGGGCCACCGTTCCGATCGACGACTGGTCGCTGATGACTTTTCTGTACCGGTCCCTCACCTTCTCGTAGTACTCAACCGAGCATACCGACACCGCCTGGATGTCGATCAGCTCGATCTTCTCGTAGGCCTCGAGCACTTTCATGGCATCGACCATCGCGAAGAAGGTGACCGCTTGCATGCGCATCACCTGCTCAACCGTCCAACCGTAGAACCGGCAGGCCTCCCCGATCATCACCGCGGCGCGGATGCGGGGCACGCGCGGGGCGTTCACCCCGCTTGCGGCCGCCTCCGCCTCGGTCAGGGCTCGGTCGGACCGGTCTCCGATTCGCGAAGCTGGGTCCGCGGAAGGCTTTTTTTTTCCGCGTAAGCCCGCCCGGTGACCGCATCGAGGATCAACTGGTAAAGCGCGCCCACCTGCGCCTGGCTCATCTTCCTGACGTCATCGATCTTGATCGTGTCGCACATGGAAGCGATCAGGTCGGCGTACGCACGCACCAGCTCGGCCCCGCTCAGCTCCTTAGCCTTCTGCATTCGATCCAGGACCGCGATGCGTTCCGTCACGATCAGGAAGTTCTGAACGTCGACCGGCTTGATGAAGTGGACCCGGTCGCCGTAACGAAACGCGAGCGGCTGCACGACCATCTTGTCGAGGTCCGCCACGACGAGGCCTTCGCCTTTGAAGGCGGCCTCATTGCGCGCGGGCCGGAAAAGATCGCGGACCTTTTTAAGCATAGTTCGAGCTCACCAGGGGCAGCGTGAACTGGTCGCCCACCACGAAGTCGGTCGTGCCGTCGTTGATCTGGAACGAGACGACCGAGCTTGAGAAGGGCTGGCCGACCACGGCGTTGCCAAGGAAGCCGGACAGCGAGCCGTTCACCTGGAAGATGCCGCCGTTGGCCGATGCGGCGATGCAACGCGCGGTCACGGTCTCGGTCTTGGTGATCCCGTCGTAAACCGTTTCCCCTGTCAGCGTGCCGGTGCCCGTGCCGGTGTAGGTAGGCGTTCCGAACGAAGCTGCGACGCGGCCGATCGTAGGATCGCCGTGCGTGAAAAAGGCCTCGGGGTAAACCGAATCGTCCGGCAAAATGTTCCAGGTGACCTTGAGCTTGGCCTGCTCGGTGGGGCCGTAAACGATTTCGCTTTTGGCATCCGCGCACGCCTTAAGGAAGTTGTAGTCGCCCGAGAGATCGCTATCCTGGCGCGACATCGGGTGCAGGCGAAGCAGGCCCGAATTATCGAGGTCCGAGTCGCCGATCTTGTTGATGAAGCGGATCGACTTTAGGCCCGTGATGCCATCGGTGATCAGCTGCGCGTGCGGGAACACGATCTTCCAGATATCCTTGTTGCGGATCTCGGCGAGCTCGGTGGCCACCGTGATCTTCATCCCAGACACGCGGCGGTCGCGCACCGTGCTGCCCGACTGGTCAGCGAGGATGTCCGACTTGGTGTACTCAAGCGACACCGTCGCATTCCCCAAAGTGCCGCCGACGTCGACGCCCTTGAAGAAAACCCGCATGGGGCTCAGTTCCATTTTCGATGTAGTAACGCTCATTTCAAAACCCTCCTTCAGAAACTTTCATAGTGTTCCACGTCGCAGTTCAAAACGACCTCCTTACGGAAGTTGTTCGGTGATTCACCAGCGTTGGTGAAGACCGGGCTGAAACTTGCGTTGTTTACCTTAACAACAATTTTCATTGTCTCATCCACATCGTCGAGATGCGTCTGGTCCAAAATTTTATGGAGCGCGGCCTGGTAGCGCCACGCCTTGATCGTCAACCGATCGCAATCGATGTCCTCGATCAGCACCGACACGCCAAAGCGCGAGACGGCATTGATGTGGTTCGCCCCGCGCTCGGCCTTGCGAAAGTCCATTTCCTGGCAGATCACGAAGACCGCGGGCGCCTGGAAGCCGATGGCTTTTTCGTAGATGAAGTAGTTGCGCGGGACCTCGGTCGAGACCTTGCCATCGACCCGATCGGTGCGCACGTCGGCCAGGGCGGCCGCGATCTCGCTTTTGATGCGCGCGATGATCAGGTTGGTGGCCACCTCGGCCAGCTTGCGCGAAGCCATCAGGCGCCTTTCCCCGTGGCCAGGTAACGCACGATGCCCTTGCTGATCTCGGCGCTGGTCGCTTCACCCAGGCCCGTGAACGTCCGCTTCTCGTCCACGTAAATGGCGTAGGGCACCGTGGTCGAAATGATGAGGCGCTTGGTGCCGACGACCTTGCGATGCTCGGCCGAGCCGCCGATCACGCTCAGCTGAAGGCGATTGGTTCGGATCAGCATCTTGGTGCCGCCGCCAAGCTCGGATGCGTAACGGACGCGCTTCCAACGCGCATAGGCCTCGTTGAGCGGCGTCCAACGCTCGCCCTCCGATGCCCCTTCGGTCATCCAGCGCTTGCGCTGCGCCTTTTGGTACTGCGCGTACACGACCCGATTCAAGTAGCCCTGGAGCAATCGCTCGCGCGACATCATCCCTTGGAGGTTCTTGGTGATGCTGCTCTGGATCTTCTTGAAGCCGGTTTTGCTCATCGCTTCGGCCCCTCGTCGCGCACGCGCCCGCGCACGATCCCAAAGAGCGGCGCGCCGGGGCGCCCCTGCCGTTTGTAAAAGGTGTCGCGCAGGTCGGTCGCGGCCTTCATCATGGCCTTGGCGAGCTCGGCGTACGGGTTCTGAATGGGCTTATCGCTGCCCTGATCCTCGAGCCGGTAAATCTTGGTGTTGCTCTCGACCCAAAGAAGCGAAAGCTTTTGGTAGGCGAGCGACCCGGCGTACTGAAGGGTCGAGTCGCGCAGCCCAGGATCGATGGTCGTGACGTCGCTGCCCACGGCAAGCCAGAGCGCACCGCGCATCAGGAAACTCGCCAGCTCGTCGTCATTGAACCACTGGCAGTAGTAGGTCGCCTCGACCACGTCCCCGCCCGCGGGTGCGTCTTGGAGCTCGAACTCACCGATCTCCGGATCGTCCACGATCGGGGTGACCTTCTGCCCGCTCACGTAAACACCGATGGCCGGGCGCTCAACCATCGAGGGATTGGCGAAGTTATTGACGCGCCGTTTGTCGAAGGTCTTGAAGATGGTGTTCTCGCCGTCGATGGGTGAGCCCACGCAGCGCTGACGGTACCGGTACTTGTCCTCGGGGCCGTCCGAGAGCTGGAAACGCAGGTCAGCGATCGACGTCGTCCAGCTCACTTGGCGGCCTCCAGGAGCGAGATCTCGTCGATCATTTGCTCGAGGCTCTTCTTGGTGTCGACGATGTAGAAGCGCAGGCCCGAGCCGCGCACGGCCTTTTCTTTATCCCGCGCCCGCTTCCAGTCCTGCTCGTTCACGGGGGTGTCCATCGCGAGTGGTCCGCCCTCGGCGTAGGGGTAGTACCGGTCAACCCAGCGGAGCTCGGGATTGTCCGGGAAACGCTCGCGCGCCCCCTCGTAGATCCAGGACTTGTAGCAGAGGCTGTCGCCGGCAAGCCGGTCCGGAAGCGAGCGCAAGCTGCTCCGCTTTTCGATGATGGCAGCCACACGTGCTTCGCGCGCGTCGCTTTTGGAAGGCAGAGATGTGGTCACGGGCTGGGCCCGGCTGACCGTTTTCGCATAAGCCTTTCGCTGAACTTGCATCCCATTCCTTTCAAAAACGCCGGGGCCCACCTCGCGGAGGCGGACCGGAAATAGGGCCCCGTCGAAGCCCCCGGGCCAGGAGGAAAATCCAAGTACCCGGGGATTTTTAAAATCTCAGATCAGACCGGGACCACCGAACCGTCGTTACCCTGCCAAGCAAAGCGCGGGTCGATCCAGTCCGCGTTCATCCGGGCGGTGCACTTGTAACGGTACTGGTCGAGCTCGAAGCTCTTGCCCGAGTCCGGGGCTTCCTGGGTGACGTGCGCGGCCTCGCGAACCTGCAGCACGAAGAAGGGCTTCGTGTCGTCGACGATGTACCAAGCGTACGAGTCGCCGTTGAAGGTGCCGTCGTTCTTCGGCATGAAGGACGACTCGGTCACGTTCGCAATGCCGCGGATCGGGTTCTCTGCGAATGCGCCGCCGGTCACGCCCGATGCGGCAGCGCCGGTCGGGTAGTAAGCCGAGTTGAGCAGCGTCTTTACGTCGAAGGCTTGGACCGATCCGATCAAAAGGCGGTTGCCCTTCGACGGGATTTTCAGGCCTTGTTTGTTGAGCTGGTTCTTCATGCCGGTCATGCCGCTTTGAATCGCGGCTTGGTTGATCAGGCTGAAAGTCGCCGGACGGTTTTTGCCGCCGCCGAGCATGCCCGTGCTCCAGGGAAAGCCATTCACTTCGCCGGAGGGCTTCACTTCCGACTGGGGAATTTGGAAATCCGCGTAGCGCATGTTGGGAACCGACGCGAGCTTGGCGTAGCAAAGCACTTCGGCCAGAAGCTTCATGTACTCGCCCATGCCGCCGGCTTGACTTTGGAAGGTGCCGGTCTGGTCGTCGTCGATCAGCTCCTTCTCGAGCACGTACATCGAACCGTACTTGCGGTTCTGGAGCTTGCCGTCCAGGGTGGCCGCGGTCACTTCGGGGTACGGCTCGCTCGGACCCACTTCACGCGGGAACGAGAGGCCTTGGTTCGTGGCGTAGATCTCGGTGTTCATCGTCGAGGGACGGACCGTGACCCAATCCTCGAAGGTGGTTTCGGCTTTGCCGTAGCCATCGTTGATCAGGTTCTGCGTGCCCGCGCGCAGGAACGCGGTGTACTGGGAAGCGGTGTCCGCCTCGCGCATCTTGTCGCGGAAAGCGCGGATCGAAAAGTTCTCCTTCATGAAGGGGAACTTCTCGGGGTCCTGGATGTCGACCCCGTAGGAGCGCATCATCGACTCGCGCAGGTTGCGCATTTCCTCGGACTTCTTCAAAACGTGCTGGATCACTTTCGCATTACGTTCTCTGAGTAAACTCATTTTTATTTACCTTCCCCTAAATGGTTTTTAATTAAAAGTTCAGAGTGTCCGCGGGGTAACGTGCACCCAGCTTTACTTCGACCTGCTGGCCGGCGGCGGCGGAGGCAATGGTCGGGCCTTGGTAGATGCCGATCTGTTTGGTGCCGGTAATGCTGACCGCGTCCTTGTCGACCGTCGGAGCGGCGTACACGGCGCAACCGGGCGTCCAGGCGTCGCCAGTCTTCGAGGTCTGTTTGGTGATCACGTTGTAGGCGGGACCGGGCAGCGCGCCGAGCTGGGCTGCAGCCGACGCGTCCACGTCGCTCGTATAGGGGCTTTGGGTCTTGCCATTGACCACGGTCTCCACGGCCACGCCGCAGAAGGTGGCCGCATCGGTTTCAGCCGTGAGCGTCTTGAGCACCTTGTTGGTGGTGTCGAAGCAGAGCAGATCGCCCTGGTTGTAGGTCGTAGTCGAGTTGTGGACGTTCTGGGCAGCGTCGAAGAGGCTCTTCTGCCCGAAGCTTCTGATGATGTTGTTCCGGCCTTTAGACATTTTCTTGTCTCCTTGGTTGGGGTTTTTTTACGGTCACTTGAGGCAGTCCGAAAAATCGAAGCCTTTAGACTTCTTCGATTCCACGGTCTTCTCGTGACCCAACCAAGCGAAGGCGTCCGTCTCACCACGGGCAGCCTTGTAGCCTTCTTGGAACGCCGAGAATTCGCGATCAAAGTGTTCCTTGTTCTTGTACGAGCCCTCGAGCAGCTTCTTCGTCACCGCGCGCGGGAGGCCCGATTTGCCCAGGGTCGTGTCGATGTGGCTCGACAGTTCGATCTTGGCCAGTGACTCGCGCAGCGAGGCGTTCTCGCCCTTCAGGCGCGCGATCTCGCCGCCGGCCGCGGCTTCCTTAACCGGCTCCTTCTTGGAGTCGTCGCTTGATTCTTTGGTGTCCGCCTCGGCGTCGTCGTCCTTCTTGTCGGATCCGGCGGCTTCTTTTTTGGCGGCGGCTTGCTTCATCACGCGCGCCATCTTCATCGAGTGGCCGACAGCAGCTTGGGCCTCCTCGCTCTCCATGCCGGACTCGCAGGCCGCCTTGTAGGCTTCGGTGGCCTGGGATTGGACTTCCTCGGAATGGTCTTCTTTGCCCATGTACTTATCGAGCATCGACTGGATCATGGCCTTGTCGCTTGCGCACGCGTCGCCGTCTTTGGCCGCGCCGCCCTCTTCACCATCTTTTTTGGCGGGTGCGTCCGGGGCCGCTTCCTTGTTATCGCCCTCGACAGATTCTTTGTTCTTTTTGACCTTCATGGATCTCTCCTTATTTTGAGCACTCTTGTTTTCGAGGGCAGGAATGCCCTTTCCTTTGAAAGATTCGACGATCGACAGCACCTTGCCGCCGGCGCCCGCCTCGGTGACCATGTCGCACGACACGGCTTCAAAAAACGACTTCACGATCTTCACGGCGATCAGGCCTTGCGCCTGCGCCTCGCGAACCTTGGGCATGGCCGAGGGCGGCGCCATTCCGTTGGTGATGAATTCCTCGATGGCCATCTGATCGGCATCGCCGTTGGCGTTGATCGAAAGGCCAACGAGCGATTTGTCCGGATGCTTCTTCGTGTACTCAACCGACTCGCGCATGAGCGCGCGCGCCCAGTCGTACGGGCGATCGGGGAGCACGCAGACGTCGGCCACGAGTTGGCCGCGGCCGTCCTCCGATTCCTGGTAGGCGCAGTGCTCGAAGTAGCCCAGCACGTCGCGCACGCTGCGCTCCGGGCGGTCATCCTCTTCGGTGCGCGACGGGTGGTCCGCGTAGATCTTCTTGCCCTCGAAGACGAACACGCCGCTCTTCAGGGCTTCCTTGGAGTAGTAGTAGCCATCGCGAAAATTCCCGAGGCCCTCTTCCAGCAGCACGGCTCTGAAGCGGGTGGCGCCGATGCCGTTGTCGGACATCGCGCTCTCGATGAAGTGGGATTTGAAGTGGCAGGACTCACGCGGGCGGAAGGCATGAGGGTGGCCAGACGCAGTGTCGGCTTCGGTCGGCGCAGGGCCAGGCCCAGGCTCAGCGCCATCGCGCAGAGGAGCCGTCGCTGGAGCAGGAGCCGGTTCAGGCGTCTTGGCAAAGGTGAACCCCCTCGACTTGAGCAGCTGTAAAAATGCGCCGGCCGTTAGGTTCGCATTTTGCAACAGCAGATCCTGAAGTTCGGCATCTGGGTTCTCGACGGGGGCGGGCGGGTTAAAACCTTGCTTTCCGGCTACCACGTCAGAAGGAGATGGGTTCCCCTCCCCCCCCGCCTCCACGCTTTCGCGCAGCTTGCCCCTTGCGGTGACCGCCGAGGCCCAGAACCAATTCCCAAGCACATCAGGTTTAGTGCGCTGCGTTGATCGCCGCATTCAGCATCCTCCGTGCTCGCTTCGACTTACTGCAAAAATGAACGTGCATTTCGCCCAGGCCCCCGCCGATCGAAACCGTCTCGGGGTAGATCTCCAGATCCTTGATGCCCATCTGGTTGACCAACGCCTGCGCGCGCTCGTTGCTCTTCACCTCGTAGCCCTCAACGAAGAAGCGGTACTTGGTGATCTGGCGGCCTAGGATCAGCGAGCCGCGGTCGACGCTCTCGAACAGGTGCTCGGAGCTCGTGCGGCCGGCCATGATGTTGCGCCACTGGTCGATGTTTTTCCGGAACTCAGCGGGCGTGGGCAGCCCATATTTTTTGGGGTCCGCCGCGAGCTCCTCGACGGAGTTGGCCTCGGCCACCTTCGTCCACTTGATGTTAGAGGGATCGATCTTCATTGGTGGCCTCCTTGCGCTCGCCAGAGCTCATGCCGCCGCTGTTCTGGGAGTTCTGGAGTGCCGAGCCCCCGCCGCCGAACTCGCTGTTAGCCGTCGACTCTGCGTCAATGCCGGGCGTGGTGAGCGGGTTCGTCTGGGTCTCTTTGGCAAAGGCGTCGGACGACTCCGCGCTGATCTCGAGGAGCTCCTTCTCGTAGTCGAACTTCGAGATGCCAAGCTCCTTGGCCGCGATCTCGGCCGCGCGCCGCCGCGAGATCCAGCCGTTGAACTGCGCGCCCGCCAAATCCTTCAGCTTCTGCGCGCGGTCCTGGGTGACGATGTCGGGGAACGTGACCTCGATCTCGGTGTCTTCGGGAATGCCAAAGGACCGGAAGAGGCGGCGGATCATCTGCTCGATCGCCACCTTGTAGACCAGCTGCCGCCGCTCAAACTTCTTTGCCACCGGCTCGGTCGACACCAAGGCGCTTGCGCGCGTGCCGCTGTTCGAGAGGTGCGTGCCAAAATATTGAAGCGGGATCCCCGTCGCGGCAGCGATCATGGACAGCGACCAGTCGAGCGCTTCCGAGCTGCCCGCGCGCCCGGCCTCGTTTGAGAGGTACTTGCGCTGCACGGCCTTCGAATGCACCCACTCCGAGCCAGCCGGCGGGATCGTCCCCATCGCCCTTTGGGCCTCGACGTAGGCGTCGATGTCCTCCTGGCTGCCGTCGATCTCAACGTCGAGGCTCCAGGCGGCTTGTTTCTGGAGCGAGATCACGGCGTAGTTGACCGAGTCGCGGAGCCTGCGCATGTAGCCCAGGGCCGGGAAAAGATCGCTTCGGCCGCGCTTCTCGTTCGAGACGCTGTTCACCTTGAAGTGCATCATCTCGTCCGCGGGGATCTGCTGGAAGATGAACTTCGAGGTCTGAACCTGCTGGCCGCTCGATGGGTCAACGCCGGTATAGGTCTGGTACTGCGTGGACGAAACCCACTGGTAAAAGAGCTTGCGCTGGATGTCCTCGGGGTAGGTGACGATCTCCCAGATGCAGGAGGGGTCGACGAGCCTGAAGCGCGGTATCAGCCCACGGGGCACGGATTCGCCTGGACGCAGCTGCTGGCCGATGTGGGTTGCGTTGCCAGGCAGCTGCCAGATCAACGTTTCGCCGTAGGCCGAGAGCTCCAGCGCGAAGTAGTCCATCAGCTCGGGGAGGTTGTTCACCTCCTCGAATGCGCGGATCAGCGCCTGGCCCGCTTGGTTGTCGCAGTCGATCCGGTAGCCGCGCCCCAGCGTGAAGTCGCGCATGATCTCGGTTGCACGTCTAGCCATGGGGTCGTGGTGGTAGGCGAAGAAGCACGCGCCGTTCATCCGCAGGTAGTCCTGCATGTAGAGCTGCTTATGGAACGGGCCGCCCATGAGCGAGATCGTTTCCTGGCCCACGAGGTCGCCAAAGAACTCCTCGTTGCGGCCGTTCATTCCGAAGTAGTCCTCGCGCATGCGCGAGCCCAGCTTCTCGCCTGCGGCCATCTTCTCGAGGAAGGATTGGCGGCCGCCCAGGCGCGCGCGCGTGAGCTTGCCCTTAGCGTCGATGTTTAGGAAGGTGCCGTCGATCTGGATGTTCTCGTTCTTCTCGACGAAGGCGCGCAGCTCGCTTGTGGTGTGGAGGCTGTCGGGGCTGCTTAGATCCGATTCCTGAAAGCTGGAATCGACCTCGTAGGTCTCATGGTCGAACTTGAGCTTGGCGCCGAGCGTGCGCGCATGAGCTAGGCGTGATTTGGTTTGTTGTTCGTCGGAGTGGTCGATCGTAGGGATCACCACGCTTGGCGTTTGTCCTTCGGTTGGAACTAACTTCTTAGCCAAGCGTCAAAATCCCCCGCACCATCATCAGGTGGTTCAGGAAGATCGGCCGTCGCGGGAGCCAGGTTGCAGCGACAGTTGAAGTGCGCAGGTGGCACCTCAGACTGAAACTCCGAGTCGGGAGCTTTGCCCGAGTCGATCGCTGCCCTGATCTCGCTTGTGAGCTTCCCATCTGCCCACCGGTCAAACTCCCCGGTGCGGTCATCCAAAACCGCCACCCAGACGAAATCGATTATGCCATTTTGTTTGGCTGCGTCAATTTGGCCAGCCCGAACATCTTCAACGAACGCCTGCGTCACGTCACGCTCGAGCTCCCAAGCATACACGTTTCGGACCTCGCCATGGATTGTTTGGGTGCCGATCACGTTCTCGGGGCCGCGGAACTTGGGAACGAAATCTTGTTTGTAAGCGTCGAGCAGCTCGCTCCAGTCGTCCTCATCAACAAAGGTCAGCGAGAGCGATGCGACCGGTTCCTCGGCCTGCTTCTTGTCGGCCTCCTGCGCGCGAACCGGCTTCAAAACATCGGTTGGTTTGTCGGTCTTCGGGAGGAACTTGCGCTTGGGCAGCGCTCTGAAGAGGCGGAGCCCGGCCTCGCCGACCGACTCCTCGAGACTGAGACTGACCTCGAGGGCATCCATGAGCGAACGCCGGACCCGGTTGTAGGAGATTCGAATCTTGTCCTGCAAGGATGCGCCCTGCTTCATCTCCCGGTTAGCGGCCTTAGCGAGGTCCGCTTTGGTGATGTGCGTGCGCGCGCGCGGGAGCCCCGCCCGCGCCATCGCCTCGGCCTCGCCGGCGTTGGCCAGCATGTACGCGTTGCGTCTTAAAGTGGCGGTCATCGAGCCGACGGTCCAGGCCGAACCGCTGACGACCGGCATCAGCGCATGGTCCACGTTGCGCAGATCGGGTACGCGACCCATGTGCTTTTGTTTGAGAAGGCTCGGATAATCGCGCAGCACGGTCGAGAGCATCATCGCGAAGGCGTCTTGGGTGAACTCGGTGATGCGCATTTGGGTGTTCTGGAGCAGCTTCTCGAGCGCCAGATCGCGCTGACCGATGAACCGGCGGTATGCCGGAACCGCATTGAACCCCTGCTTCTTCAAACCTACCCCCTATGAATGACTCGTACTCGGCCCACGTTACCGGGCATGGTGACGGGGCACAAGACCCAGGCGGCATAACCAATTCCATCTGAGGCGTGGGTACGCGTCTTGTTTTTGCCCGTCTGATCGAGCAGCGCGTAAGAGGAGCTCTTCCACACCACGCGCTGCAAATCCTTGATGAGCTGCGGGCAGCCCTCGGGATTGATGAACATGCGCGCGCTGCCATCGAAGGCTTTAAGCAGGCGATTGACGTTGTTTACCCGGTCCTTTACCGGAGGGTTCGAGTCGGGCGTGCGGTCGTCGAAGCGGAAGCCAGCCTCGCGCAGCGCCGTCTTCACGATGTCGTAGTCGGACTTGCCGGCCGCGGCGCGCTGACCAGCTTTGCCGGTTGCATCGCCAACGATGATGACATCCACATTGTACTTTTTGGCGCGAAGGGCCTCGAGCTTTTCGACCAGCACCTTCGAGGCTTCCTGCGTGTGGCTGTTCTCAAGGTAAATTTCGTCGAACCAATAGAACTCACCGACCTTTGTTTGGCCAAGCGTCCAGCACATGGGCGAGAGGTTGAAGTCCATGGCCAGCACGATCGGGAGTGCGGCGTGCGGGTCGGCGGAGAGGTCGATGCGGAACGGGTTGAAGTCGACTCGGTTCTTCTCGTTGAACCCAATGTACGCCTTACCGGCGGTCAGGTCCCGAAATTCAGCCAGGATCTCTTGAGCGAAGATGGGCTCCGACATCTCCTCCCGGGCTTCATCGAATTCCTCCTGGGAAAAATAGGGGGAGCACGTCGACGGTGCGTTGAAGGAGATCCATTTCTGAGTCTTCGAGGCCTTCGCGCGCTCGTAGAATTCGAAGAAGCGGTCGAAGCCGTTCGGCGTGCTGATAAAGGCCGCCCAACCGCGCGTGGTGGCGAGCATGGGCTTGATGACCATGGCCCAAAGCTCGTCGGGCAGATCCCGCACTTCATCCAGCACGGCGCCGTGTAGCGTTTCGCCACGCAGCCGCTGGTAAGTTTGCCCCGACACCCAGCGGATCTCCGACTGGTTCATCAATTTGATGCGCAGCTCCGTCTGGTTCTTCTTAACCAGCACCCCGTTGCAGTTGAAGAGCATGCCGACCGCGCGCCGGTACTGCTGGAGCGCCTGCGAGTACGTGGGGCTGACGAACCAGTAACGGGTCTTCGGACGCACCCAGGCCTGGAACACCAGGTGGTTTACCGCCCACGTGCTCTTGCCGGACTGCCGGCCCCAGGCCGCCACGATGTAGCGGCTGGTCGCCTCATGGAGCGCCTTCTGGAGAGCGTGCGGCTGGTAAAGATGAAGCGTGCGGTCGATCCGCGCCGGGGCTGCGTGCGAATGATTCGCTCGTAGTGCGACCGCCGTGTTACTCATCGTCGTCGTCAGCCCCGGGCTTTTCGACGGGACCAGCGCCCCATTCAACGTGGTAGTGAACGTCGGGGTCGGGCGGCAGATCGACGGTCTGGACGACCTTCTCGCTCATGCCCAGGTGTTGCTTCGACAGCCAGATCTGCGCGCGCACGCTGCCCTTGTTCGCAGACCCCCAAAGCGACCGTCGAAGGCTGATTTTTCCCCTGGCTTTTCCTAAGGCGAGCGGCTCCGCAAAATTCGCCGTGAGCGTGTCGGTCGACATCCCAAAAAATTGTGCGATCTCCTCGTTTGTGCAGTGCATCCCGGCAAGTGTCTTAAGCTCGTCCAGCTGCTTTTCAGTAAGCTCGATGCGCGGCCGTCCCCGCTTTTTTCCGGTGGGCACGCGACTACGCTTCTTCTTCGGCTCACCAGACATATGCCTTCGCCTACGGGGAGATGTTTTGAGGAGGGTAGGTGGCGAGCAGCCAATCGATGTCGTCCTGGCTCAGCTCGCAGGCAACAATGATCTTACGCTCGGTTGAGTTGAGGTCCTCCCAGGCTTTCCCGAGGATCAAGTCCTTGGCCTGGGCGATGGCCGCTGCCAAGCTCGCCGCCTGCGGGTCGGGCGGGGGAGGCGGAGGCTCGGGGCTTGGCGGAGGGATGCGAAAGACCGAGAGATGCTCCTGCCATGTTGCCTCGCTTGTCCCGTCCGGGAGCGTGAGCATGCCGATGATTTGCCCGCGGTAGTCGAAGATCTCGCGGGATTGGCTCATGTCACCGTCCAGAGGTTACCCTGGAAGGAGTAAACCTGCGTGTGGCCGGTCGATCCCGCGGAGCCTGCGCTGCCCGTTGAACCCGTCCCGGATCCCGCGCCCCCGGCAGCGCCCGCACCTCCGGTTACGCTGAGAACGCCGATCGCGGTGATGCTGAAGCAGGCCATCCAGATGCTTCCGCCTCCACCGCCCCCGCCGCCGCCCCCACCGGTGCTGTTCCCAGCCGTGGCCGCGCCGCCTGCGCCGCCCGCGCCCCCTCGAGAGAGGATGCCGAGTGAACTGGTGTTGTTTAGTTTGTTCGCGAAGATCAGGACGGGGCCGCCCCCCGAACCGCCACCCCCGCCGCCGCCTCCAGTCCCGAGCGCGGAAGCAGGGCCGCCGGCTCCCCCGGCTCCGCCCTGACCACCGCTTTTATAAGCCAGGGCGTACAGGTGGTCATGTCGAACCACGCGCTCCGGAAGGTAGGTGTAAGTGCCGGCCGCTCCGGCGGTTCCGGAACCAGCCGCACCAGAGGCGCCGCCGGCCCCGCCGTATCCGCTGGCCGAACCCGCAGCGATGCCGGGCACCCCTGAAGAGCCTCCAAGCCCGCCTGCGGCACCCGTTGCACCCGATTGGCCGGCAAGCCCGTTTCCCGTGTTGGTGCCGGTCAGCACCGCGGCACCGGCGCCTGCGGTCTGCCCGGAGCCCGCTCCGCCAGCGTTTGGCGTGCGCACGATGGACGCCGTTCCGGATATCGTCAGCGTCCCCTTCACGTACAGCGGAAAGCCGCCGGTGTTCAGCACCGCGGTCCCCGTCAGCGTCAGGTTGTTGTAAAACATCGGGCGCACCAGCGTGACGGTCCCGCTCGAGAGCGAGACGTCGCCATCCGAGCCGTCGCCGAAGAAAGTAAGCGACCCACCGGTCTGGATAATTTCTTCGATGGCGGCCTGGACGTCGGTCGCGAGGAATCCGTTCGTCGAGTTGTCGAACGGGGTCGTCTTGGCGAACTGGCGGTTGGTGATGAACCCACTCATCAGTTCTGGCCCCGGTTCATCGTGACCTCGTAGAGGACGCCTGCGACGTTGCCGAGCAACTTCACCTGGGTTTGGCCTCGCGGCTCCCAATAAATCGCCTGGCCGGGCACCAGCTTCGTGTAGTTGGTGCCCCCGTCAAAGGAGACCGAAAGCCGATTCGAGATCAGCTGGTCGGTCGAGCATTGGATCACGACCTCGTCGATGAGCGCGCCGGCCGATGCCGGAAGCGAGATCACGCTCGTGCCGACCGTGCCCGAGAACTGGGTCGTGGTCCCAGACTGGTCGGTCGTATCGAACTGTGGTGCTGCGTCCGGCAAAACGGCCATCCCTTAAACCTCGATGAACGTCAGGCTCGCGCGCGCGGCCGCGGTTCCAAGGCCCAGGCTCTGGGCTTTGACCGCAATCGTGTACGCGCCCGTGCCAGGCGTGGCAAAACGGAAGTTTTGGAGGTTGAAGGCGAACGAATACTGGCCAGGGCCCAGGACCACGTCACCCACGATGGTGTCGGTCGTGCCGTCGTTGGTGACGATCGCGAAGTAACAGTCGGTGCGGCAGCTGACCATGCCGGTCACCTGGCGAACGGACTTGCTTGCCGTGAGCGTCTTGGTGGCGCCCGTCACAAGGGTCAGCGTGCTGTTCGGCACCGCGGTGTTCTCACCCCGCACCGCACTCGGCGTACCGGTCGAGCCGGTATCGACGGGCAGACGGCCGTCGGTGTTGAGCGCGGGCAACACGAGGTTGCCGGCCGCGTCTTTAAACGCCAGCGACAGCAGGCCGACCAGGGCCGCCGGCAGCGTGCCGACCTGCACCGGGTTCGGAGATGAGCCTGCGCCCGTGGTGGGGTCCGCGAGGACCGGAAATACTTCCTTCAGATCAGGTAAAACTGCCATGGTGATGCTCCCCTAAGGTGTTTATGCAGCGGCCCCTTGCTCCGAGACCTGGAGAAAAGCTTCGATTGGCTGCGCGGGTACGCCCGGCAGGGCTTCGAATTCGACCGCCACGGTCTCGCCTTCAAGTATGGGCCTTGGAAGCGCCCATTGGAAGTCAGCATTCGGACACCCAGGCCCCGTGCGCCGGGTCCCGATGATTTCCCCATCGTTTTTTGTGACGCGCAGCACCCCACTACCTCGACAAGACACGTTGATGCAGTAAAGCAGCCAGGTTTTGCCGGCCGGTACCTGCTCGATGAACACGAGCGTGGTCTCACCGGGCTCGGTTTCATCGGAATAATCGAAATATTTGGGGGTGGAACTGACGACGACCTGGCCGACGATCTCGACCGGGATCGGCTCGGCTTCAGTGTTGCCGAGCTTTACGTGGAGCGCGCGGCGCCCGAAGGCGTCCTGGGAGTTGCCGAGCGATAGGGCTCGATCCATGAGGAGAGCTGCGCCGGTGACTGGTGTCTCTACTGCCAAAAGCGCTCCCTCCGCATTTAAAGCCCCGCCAACGAATTTATACGTCGGAAGGGCTCTTCGCAAATGGCGCCTTGTTTAGACGGACTTGGTCAGCTCCTCGGCGCTCACGGCACGGCCCTGGTAGGAGACCTCGATGCCTTGATTCTTGAGCAGATCCAAGATGCGGGTGATGAACGAGATGATGTTGGTGATGTCGCCCCAAGCGAAGGTCAAAGGGCCGTTCTCGCCTTCGCCTTGAGCCTTGGGTTGACCGGCCTTGTGCAGAAGGTTCAGGCCGTGGCGTTCGCCCTCGCTTACGGCGAACACGGTTTTGTGGTCACGATGAGCCGCTTGTTGGGCTTCGGCCGCGGGCGCCTGGTGCTGGACGGCTGCCTGCTCTTCAGGCTGCGCGGGGCTGGTCGGGGTCTGGTTTTTCTTGTCGCTCATGATGTGGAGTCCCTTCTTTTTCTAAGCCGCAAAATAGCGGCAATTGGTTTCGGAGTTCGTCGAGGAGGTCGAGTCGCTTGATCTCTTTTTCGAGGTCCGCAATCCGCCGTCTGCACCGAGAGATCTCGCGACGCATTTGCGCGCGCGTTTTGATCATGACTCATCGTAGCATGGTTTATACCCGCTTAAATTTAAGCGACCATACCCAGGGGTTTTTTTCCCAACTGTTTTGGTTCGGCCGTTCGGCCCTTGTACCGCCCGGAAGTCCCGCCCTCGAATGGCGATCGGTCCAGGACCAGCGAAAGGCCGCGCGGTATCTCCAGTGGTCGGGCTGCGAGCGCATCTGGAGGTTCGTCCAGAAGTCGAGCGGGTTGGCCCAAAACACGACGTCCTCCTTGGCCTCCTGCTCGCCCACGTCGTGCAAGCGCTTCAGGCCTACGCTTACGATCTCAAGCCAGATCCGGCTCGCCCAGCGGGGCATCTGGCGCGCGTCAGGCGGGCGCCCAATGCCGCCCAGGCCATTCGCATCCTCCATCTGCTCGCGGTAACAGATCACTTTGCTCCAACGCTCCGGGTCGTGATGGTCGTACCAGGCCACCTCCTGCACCCAGAGTTTGTCGCCCTTGTACCCGTACGGGCTGAAATCGAGTGATGGCTTCAAGACGTCCGCGGGCGCGCGCCCGCGCGCGAGCGCTGCCAACGCGTGCGAGCTGCGTACCATGTGGTGCGATCGGGTCTTCTCCCCGCTCAGCAGGTGGCGGATGATGTGGTCCTTGCGAAACGTGATCGGGTTGTGGTGCGGGCGTTTCATGGGTCACCTCCGAGATTTGGGTGTGAAAATAAGATATCCAAGTCCCACTAAAATTGCGAACAGCCCGATGATGACCATGATCGCGGCGAACTGTTTTAGGTGCCAAAGCACGGTTTCAAAAAAGGGCAGGTCCGGAGCACAGTTCACCATTGGCCACCTCCAAAACGTGCCTTGGGCATCGGACTCAGCACCCAAGTCTGCAAGAGGCCGAGGCTGCGCCCCGCCATGTCGTTTCCCATCTCGAACTTGCGGAAGGTCGCGGTGCTCACGCCCACCTCGCGCGCGGCCTGCGAGAGCGTCAGGCCTAGAATCCTACGGCGCCGCCGGACCTTTTCGCGGATTTCATCGATCGAAATCGTCATCGCCCGCGTCCCCGCAAAGCTGTTTCAGCATCCACATTGCGCCCGACAAAAAAGCGTCGGAGCTTCCATGCTCGTCCCCATATGCCTGGCTCGCCTTGTGAAGCGCGCCATTTAGGCGTGCCTGCTGCGCCACCGTGAGCTTGGCGCGCGGCACCCGGCCCGGGAACACCATGTCCTTGATCGTATCCCAGTTCGCCTTCCAGGCTTCAACGCGATCGACTGAGGCCCATCCGCCATGATGAGTCACCTTGAGCTTTTTCAAAGTTGCCGCTCCTCCGTCCAAAGCAGCTCGCCTAGATGAGCTTTTTTATAAGACCCATCCGGCAACCGGTAAGTGCCATCTCTCGGAGCGTAGTACGAAATGTGGTCTTCGAAAAAAGCGCGATTCAAATGCGAATCGCCTTCTTCGACAAGGAATTGCTCGATTTGTTCCTTTTTCACTCGCCCGACTCCCGCATCACGTGCGCGTTCTCGATGCCCTGCTCCATGCCGTACTCGATCGCCTCGTTGAGCGCGTCCGCGAGCTTCGTCTGGAGAATGAGACGGATTTCAGGGCTCAAGTTCAGCGAGGCGTAGTCGACAATCTCTTTAGCCTTTTCAATAGGATTCATTTATTATATCCAAACCTCATAAATTGCAGGATCATCTTGAGGATGCCGTGCCATATGAACCATATGCCCAGGAATATTTTGCCGAACTTCTTCCAGTGAAGCTGAAACCAATATCGGAATTGGATCGAATTTGATTTCCCCGTTCACAAGCCATTGTCTACGTGCCACAAATTTGCCCGGGAAATCGGATGGGTTTTTGTAAATGCAGATCACATCTAGGCTGGATCCAGGATACCCATACGCTTTGCCACGAGAACTCATGGAGCACCCATGCTCGAAAACCGCGGGAGCCCGGGCGGCCAAGGGAATCGCGCGCGCGCCGCCGCGAGCTCAGCGCCGAAGTCGCGCGGCCCCATCGCATACGGAACCGCGTCCTCGACGTGCTCGCTCACCGATCCTTCGAGGCTGACCTGCAAGACCTGATTCCAAAGCGGCAGATCCCGCGGGCGCGTCTTCGCACTGTAAAGCCCCGCCTCGCGCATCAGGCGGCCCAAGGCGCGCAGTTCGGGCCCGGGCCCAACGATCTCCTGCCAAAGTTCCGGGCGCGCGCGCAGCCACTCCAGGCGCTGCGCACGGGTCGATGCGTAGCGAGGGTTCATTTTGGGCAACCCGTTCGCTTACACGCGTTCGCCCCATCCTCGACGCCGATCCGATAGCCCGTGGTCTCGGCGTTGCCGAGCGACTCGCGGATCGCCTGGTCGATCTCCTGGAGATCCTGCAGGCTCACCACCGGCATCGTGTACCGGCTGAGGATGTTGAAGACCTCCTGGCGCAGCTCCAGCGCCTCGCTGTGCATCGGTCGCGGCTTCCTCATTTGCGCAGGGTCCAAAAATCGGAGCCGTATTGCTGGAGGAAATCGTAGCTCATCGCGAAGTAGCCCTTGTTGCCCCAACCGGTGCCCCAGGAGTTGCGGCCCGTCACCCAGCCCGACGCGTCGTCGTAGCCCGTGATGCACATGCAATGGCCGCCAAGGTTCGACTCGCCCCGCTTCGGCATGGGAACGACACCCGAGCGCGAGACCGCCGAGCTTTCGAACGACGAGAACACCGGGAACCCGAAGATGATGGGGAACCCGTTGGCCAAGCACTGCTTGATCTCGAGCAGGTTGTTCAACCGCAGGTAGTCCGAGATGCGGTGCTTCGCCGCCTCCAGGTACGCAATCGTGGGCGGCTGAACGTACATCACCCGGGGATCGTACGGCCAGCTGGCCTCACGCGCGCAGCCGAGCTTGTTCAAGACCTTCACGACGTCGCGGATGTAGGCGCCCGAGTCCTGCCCTTGCTGCCCCCGCATCGCGCGTGAGCAGTAGTAGTTGAACTGGCGGGAGCCGCGCACAAAGACCGCGGGATCGAATTCTACGGGCGACGCGCCTTCGACTTTGAGCGCTTGGATTTCGAGGTACTCAAACGCCCCCGAGATGCTGGCGTTGGCGGTGCAACTCCCCTGCTGTCCTTGATCGACGATTGGGGAGCACCCCGGCGCGAGATCGACCTTCGGCGGCAGCGCCGCGGCGTCGACGTGCATCGCCGAGAACTTCTTATCGCGGTGATCGACGGGGTCAGGTTTCCAGGTGTACTTGCGGATGATCTTAGATGCCATATCAATACTCCTTGTTTAGGCTTGCGGATGTTCGGTGACAGCCCGGTGGCGGGCTCTGATTTTTTCCATCTCTTTGCCGGCCTCGTACCCGTGGAGATAGCCGGCCTTGAAGGTCTCGTGGGTCAACTCCGCATGAAGCTTTTCGCGCCTGACGATCCAATACGCGGAGAAAAGCAGCGAAGCGCACCATGATGCGTGGCCCAGGCCCTTAAACCATTCTTTATGCCAAAGCTCGATGATCGCCATTGGCGCATTCACAGCCGAAAGAATGGCCGACCCCCAGAAACAGCCGTCAACAAAATAATCGAGCAGCGCAACTTTTTTCATTTACCACGGCAAGAAAAGCAGGATCGCAATGATGAGGAAGATCCAGGCAGGGTAGGGCGCGAACGCCCCGAAACTGTGCGGATGCCAGAAGAGAAACGCCAGGAAAAAGCCCAGGCAGACGAATGCGAAAGCTCTACGATCCATGATGACCTCCTTCGAAAATGTCCTTGCACCAGCGGTAGGTCTCCTTCGCGGACGGCCCCTCGCCGTGCTCGTCCAGGTGGGCCTCTCGCCATTCCTCAAATTGTTCGTCGGTCGGGATGGTGACGTCCTCGCCGGCCTGCATGCGCTTGGCGTAGTGGAAGAGCTCGGCCCCCAGCATCTGCGCCGCCGAGACGTCCTCGTCGGGATTCGTGAGCTCCGGATCAAACTCGATCCGGAGCCGCACGTTTTTGCCCCGGTCCTTGTCCTCGATCGTGATGATCACACGCTTCATTTGCGGGCCGCCCATTTTTCGCAAAGCTCCATGTGCCCTGCGGCGGCCGAGACAGGATCGTTATAGCCGGCAAAATCGAGGTCACCTCCATCGTGGTCGGCCTCAAACGCGCAGCAAAGGGGTGCCTTGGTTCTACGCTTCGCGCGGAAGACCATGGTCTCGTAAAGTCGGTCGGCGCCGATCTCTTTGAACCCCAGCTTTTGCAAATAATCGTATTCGCGCTCATCGCCGCGCCCATTGAGCATCACGCCTTGGGTCTGGGCGATGATCTCGCGCATCGACTCCGAGGGTAACCACTCGCCCACCGTGGAAACGAGGAACTCTCCCACGCAGGTATTCAGGGTAAACCGGCACTCTTGCCCTACGATCAAATGGCCTGGATGCGGCATCCAAATCCAGTCGGCTTTATTCATCGGACTTGCCTTTCAAAGCTGCATTGTAAAAGATCGGGAGGATCACGGTCAGCGAGAGGAGCCCGAAGAACGGGGCCGTCGTGATGAAGCACCCACCGACCACCTCCCGCAAAATGCGCTCTGCGTCGTTCATCTTCAACCCTCCAATCGCGCCACGCCGCCCAGAGAGCCCAGGCCGTCGCCCCAAGATACGACAAAACGGCTGCAACCAACAGACCCAAGATGGTCTTGGCGTCCTCGCCCAGTGTGTCCCGAAACAGCGACATCAGGTCTTCCATCAGGCGATCGTATCGCGCTCGTTGATGATTGCCCATGCGTTGGCCTCGGCCCGAAGCGCATCCCGGTCCGAACCGGGCGTAAAACGCACGAGCCGCGCCACGGCCTCCTCGCCCTCATGGAAGATGTTCCAGATCCGCTCCCCGCGTTGCATGCGCGCGGGCGGCGGGGCGGGCGCGAGCTTCGGCGGCCCGTTCTCGAACTGGGCCTTTTGCTTCTCGAAGAGGTCCGCTTGCACCAGGCGG